ACCCGTAAGGAGATCCGTAAGTGCTAAGGTGGCGGAGACAAAGTCTCTGGTGCCGAAGCCGGATTGGTTGTTGCCTAGTATAGAACAGTAAGTGTGAATTATATTTGTAAATAAAATCTTATCTATGAATCAAAATTTATTCAAAATCACAACAAAAATTTGTCGGATGATGTTTAAAGGTTTTGATACGGATAAGATCATAAAGTCCTACTTCCTAGTTATGACCTCAATGATTCGCTCCAATGGAACGGTTTATACTGTAAAAGCATTGAAAACAATGCGTTTACATATAACTCGTTACCTTTGTGGTGAGCCATTGATGGTTAATAACTGTGGAGTTGGTGTAGATAAATCTGGTTGACCAAAACGGCTCCTTTTCTTAAAACCATTGTTAGATCAAGGACTACTTGGTAAGAAGTTACTTCTTACTATAGTAGGTCTTTCTCGAACTTTGGAATTAAAGAAAGGAGAAGAAATCGAACCCGATTATAGTACTATTGAAAGACCAGGTCCCTCTAAAAGGTATACAATACCTTATGGAGTGATCAGACGATTCATTAGTGCATATAATCTGAATAGAAGTAAACCGGAATTCAAGATATCTGATGTTTTCTTAAGTGTTAAAGGTTCACCTACTGGTAAGGCTTCCCTTACTTCAGTAGTGAGCGTTTTACTCTTAAGTTACCCTCAGATGCATTGAATTTTTCAGCTTACTTCAGATTCAGGGCGAGATTTCTTTTCTAAATTCTATACTTGGTCCTTTAATAAGTGTCTCCCTAAATCTAATGAAGGTTTAGAACATCCTTTATGTAAAAAGAATGTTTCCGGTTATACCGGAGAATTGGCATTTATATCGGACCCCGAGTGTAAGTTAAGAATAATTGCGATGTTGGATTACACATCCCAATTATTTCTTAAACCTATTCATACTATACTTCTCTCTTTGTTGAGAACTATACCTATGGATAGGACATTCACTCAAGATCCTAAAGGACCTTGATTACAGAATTCAGAGCGTTTTCATTCACTCGATTTATCTGCTGCTACTGACAGATTTCCTGTGCATTTACAGAGACGTCTCCTCGAAAATATTTTTGGGGATTCAGTCTTTGCTGATGCATGAGAGAATCTGCTTACAAACAGGGAATTCGCCAAACCAGCTGATGACTTAATACCTAATGTTTCACGTGAAACAATTAGATATTCCGTCGGTCAGCCGATGGGTGCTTACTCTTCTTGAGCTGCTTTTACACTTACTCATCATCTCGTT